CAAATAGTCCAAATAATCTATCAAGAAAACGATGGAAATGTGTTGGAGCTAAGTCTAGAAGATAAATAATAAATATTTATTATATTTGTTATAAATAATTACTATTATGAAAAAACAAGGATATAATTCAAGACTAGATGAATCTTTAGGTGCAAAGCACGGAAAGAAGTCTCAATCTTTTAAAGATCGTAGAGACGAATCAAAAGCTATGTCAAAAAAAAAGTTTGGTCACGCCTATGGGGGAGACTCAGGAATGTCATACAGACACTCTTCAAGTTGGAAAACTCATAAACATTTAAGTTAATGGCAAAGAAAAAAAAAGTTACGGTAGTTAAGAAACCCAAAAGCGTTCAGCAAGTAGACTATGTTTCTAGAAATTCTGAAGTACAAAAAAGAATTGACGAAAGAAACAAGTATATTGAAAGCCTTTTAGAAAATAAAATAGAAGACAATGAAAAATAAAGTAAAACCTTGTCAGTGCGGAAACACTCAGGATCCTAATGGAAACTGTGACGGATCGCATAGAAATTAAATCAATAAATTAAAATAATGAGCAAATCAAAAGGTCTTGGAGACACGATCGAAAAAATCACAACGGCAACCGGAATTAAAGCAGTTGTGGAGAAAGTAGCGGCAGTTACTGGAAAACCATGCGGTTGTCAACAACGTAAGGATACTCTAAATAGAGTTTTTCCATACGACAATAAGTAAGAATAAAAAAGAGAATTTTTAACCCTCTAAATTAAAAACATGGCGTACCCTAAAATTACCGTTAATACCGGTCTAGTATTAAACCCTATAGCAAGCGACTCGCTTCCTATTCCTTCACCTGACTTACCACAATTAACTGGCGCAACTACAGCAACAACTTCTGATAAATTAGTTGACGTTGGAGCAGACTTCAGTAATGTTGAGGTCAATGATATTGTTTACAACACAACTGATAACACATCAGCATTTGTTACAGCAATAGACAGCAGTACGATATTATCAATCAGCGCTGATATTTTTACATCACCAGAAGATTATATTGTATTTTTAGGAGGCCCACATGGATCCCAAAGAATTAATTCTTCAGAAGGATGTTTAATATATGTTGGAAGCAGCGAAGGAACAATGGATTTAGCAAAGTCTTATGTAGATATTAAAGTAAAAACCATATCTGGAAACGATGTAACGTTTTCAAATTTCAAGGTAGGAGAATATTTACCTGTACAATGTTTACAGATTTTTTCTACTGGCACCGATGCAGCTGTTAGAAATAACTGTCTTGCAATATGGTAGACAAAACAGTACCATGCCCTGAGTATGTGCAAACAAATTCAGCGCTAACTAACTTAGAAGTAACTTATGAAATCGTTAATAATGGAAGACTGGAAGCTATACACAATTAATACTACGGCATTTGCATTGTCGCTAACGGAAATAGAAATAACTTTAAAAATTATATTGTTAGTATTGTCCATTGGATATACGGTTCATAAGTGGAAGAAATTAAAATAAACTACTTATGATTAGTAAACATATATCAGAAAAAGAGGCAACAAAATCTATAACTGCCTTAAGACTTGGTTTAGCTAATACTCCGAACGGAAATGCATTAGCCAACATGAAACAACTTGCTGAAAAGATTTTTGAACCACTTAGAGAATATGTTGGTGGCCCTATAAAAATAAACAGCATGTATAGATCAGAAGCTCTCAATAAAGCGATTGGGGGAAGTAGCAGATCACAGCATTGCCAAGGAAACGCAATGGATCTGGATGACATCTACGGACATAAAACAAACAAAGAGATGTTTGATTTTATAAAAGAAAAATTAGACTTTGATCAACTAATCTACGAATTCGGAAATGAAGAAAATCCTGATTGGGTTCATGTCAGTTATGTTGATAAAGAAAAAAACAGAAATAGAGTTTTAAAAGCTGTTAGAGATAAAGGTAAAACAGTTTATATAGACATTACAGATAAATGAAAAAACTAATATTTATTTTAGCGCTTATTGTGAGTTGTGGAGTACATAAAAATCCACCACCACCCTCTTCAGGCGTATGGTTAGATGATCCTCCATCCATTAGAATAGATGTAAACAGAACAAAGGTTAAAATAAAACAATAGGTTATGGGAAAAATATTAGCAAAATTATTTGGAGGAGCTGGCGCAGACATTGCCGGTAAAATATCAGGGATTATAGATAAACATACTTTTTCAAAAGAAGAAAGAGCTCAGTTAAAGCAAGAAATGGACAAGGTGTTTATTGAGGCTGAAGCGGATATGCAAAAAAATGTAACAGAAAGATGGAAGGCGGATTTGCAACACGGAAACTGGCTGACTAAATCAGTACGTCCTCTTACATTAATATTCTTAGTGGTATCTACAGTTATTATGGTGTTTATTGATAGCGGGTTTATAACATTTGATGTTGAAGAAAAATGGACAGATCTTTTGCAGTTAGTTTTAATTACAGTGATTGGTGCGTATTTCGGAGGAAGGTCGATTGAAAAAGTAAAAAAAGGATAATTTCTTTTGATTATCTTTGTAAATAATAAATTACTACTATGGCAAGAATAAGTACATATCCATTAGACACACACTTAGTTGGATCAGATTATTGGATTGGATCGGACGCTGATAGTAACTACGCAACTAAAAACTTTACAATTGATTCCGTTGCGGAATACATGAATAGAGTTGCTACTCAACAACAAGCGTTAAGATTTAAATATACAAATACGATTCCAAGAACAGATGGATGTTTTTTTGGAGCAGACGGAGCAACATCAGCACCAACAGTAGCATACAACACAATAACAGGATTTACTTTAAGTAAATTTGAATTAACTAATTTAGGGATTGATATATCTTCTTTCTATGCTAATCCTTTAGGAGGTTCTGAGGTATTAATTACGCAGTGTGATGATGTCTCTAGATGGGCAGTTTTTTCTTGGGTTTCTTCAGTGCAAAACGCAACTAATCCTAATTACTATGACATAGTTGTAGCGTATAAAGGAGGCAACAATGGCTTAATTGCAAACAAAGATTATTTCATATCTTTGCTAACGTACGCTGGAGCAAATGATGCGAATTTTTTGTACACTTTAGACGGAAGCGCAAGTGTTTATGTTATAGATCATAATTTAAATAAATATCCGTCAGTTACAATATTTGACACAAACAATGCTAATGCACAAGTAGAAACGCAAATAGCATTTAACAGTTTAAACCAAGCTACATTAACGTTTTCTTTACCATTTACAGGAGAAGCGTCATTTAATTAATAAATAAAAAATTATGGCAATATCGTATTTATCAAGTATAGCACTTAACAACAACCAGCTTAAAACCTTTAAGGTTGATAATCAAGCTAGTGATCCTACAGTGTCAGGAGTAGGTCAAATGATATTTGATACTACGAATGACGTATTAAAATATAACACATCAACTGGATGGAAAACAGTAAGCTCAGGAATGGTGACCTGGATTTTGAAAGGAGATTCTGGAGCGGATCAAACAATTGGAGATGGACAATCAGCATCAATATTAGGAGAAACAGGATTTATAACTACAACAGCTGGAGCAACTAGACAGGTTGAAATTACAATGGATGATAATGCGCCTAGTGCAGCAGCCGGAAGCGTTGCGTATCCAGCAAGTATTTCATACAATAAAAAAGGACAAATAACAGCTGTTACAGCAAGTACAGAACCAATAACTGATTTTATTATTACAGACGGAACTACTCCGCAAACTATTGAAAACGGAAATACAATTACATTTGCACATAATACAGGATTAGATGCTGTGGTTAGCGCAACAGACACTGTGACTTACAATCTACAATTACAGGATTTACCAGACATGACACAAACATGGGTTGCGACTGATGAGTTTATTGTATTAGATGGAACGGCTCAAAAAAGAAAAGCAGGTAATGAAATTCCTATAAACTTATTAGGAACTCCTAACGCTGATTTAGCAATGGGTAATAATAAGATTACTGGATTATCTGCACCAACAGCAAACGCTGATGCGGCAACAAAACAATACGTTGACAATGCGGTTGTAGGATCTCTACAAATAAAGGGAGGGTTCAATGCTACAACAGGTGTTATTGATGGTGGAACAGACAACTTAACGACGGGAGCTGCAAGAGTAGCGATAGCGGTTGGAGATTTTTATGTATGTACAACAGCAGGTAATTTCTTTGGAAACACAGCAACGCCACTTACGGTGGGCGATCAAGTTATATGTAACACGGCAGCAGCGGCAGGAACTTCAGTTGAAGGAGATTTCGTAATAGTACAATCAGATACAGATTTAGCAACTGCAACTACAGTAGGTCTTGCAAGTTTTCCAACATCTGGAGGCTTAACGGTTAATGCTAGTGGTGCGGTATCTTTAGATGCTCAAACCGGAGTATCCGGATCTTATGGCGCAGTAACAAAATCATTACAAATAACAGCAGACGGAAAAGGAATAATAACAGGTATTGCAGACGCCGATATAGCTATCCCATCTACACAAATTACAGACTTCTGTACAGCGGTTGAAACATGTGTTGGTTCGGGATTAAATTATGCGGCAGATATTGGAAATAATTCTGCCACTACATACGCTGTAACTCACGGACTAGGAACAAGAGATGTCATTGTACAAGTTTATGATACTACAACTTATGACACGGTTATTTGTGACGTAGTGAGAACAAGCACAACAGTAGTTACATTATCTACAACAACAGCACTTGGTACTGGTGCCGCTAGAGTTCTTATATCTGTAAGTTAGTTTTAATTTACTTACATGGCGATAAAATTTCTTAGTGGACAAACTATATCCGGAACTTTAACGGTATCTGGAAATGTACAAGGCGCTACGTTTAATGGTTTAGCCATAAACACTACAGGTACTAATAATGTCGCTAATCAAATAGTAAGAACTCAAGCTAATGGTTATGTAAACTTTGGCTGGATCAACTCAGTATCTGGCAACCACACAGGAGCAATCACAAGAATTACAGCAAGCAACGATGCATATTTAAGATATGTAACACCAGCTCAATTTAGAACAGGTGTTACTGATGGGTTTTACGCTCCCTCATCAACTGTAAGTGGAGTAACTTCAGTAGCAACTGGCAACGGATTAACTGGCGGAACAATTACTTCAACCGGAACGTTAACTATGTCTGGTAGTTATACTGGAGCATTTTCTGTCACAGGATTTACATCAAGCACAACAGGTTTTGGGATTAATTATGTTCCTGGTGCTACTGTACCTATGGTTATACTTGCTAACGCAACAACTTATGGAATATTTTACAGAGAAGCATCGCCAGATCATATAGAATTTAAACATAATAATGCCGTAATGCAATCTTTTGACGGCAGTGGTAATGTTACCATGGCTGGAGACTTAACTGTTTCAGGAGGTGATATAACTTTAGGAGGTACAGGACGTATACAAGGTGTTGATACTGTTAGTGCAAGCACTGATGCTGCAAATAAAGCTTATGTAGATGCTCATCCAGGATCTGGAGGAACAGTAACATCGGTAGCTACCGGGAATGGATTAACTGGCGGAACAATTACTTCAAGCGGTACTTTAACAATGTCTGGTGATTACACGGGTAATTTTTCAATTACAGGCGCTAATCTTGCTGGAAATAGTTTTTCAGATCCTGATATAGTTTTAAGTATTACTGACGAAGACACAACAGCTTCTATAAGAAATAAAATATCAGGTTCTACGGCTATAACAAAAGTTAGCGACGCTACAGCACCTGCGCCAGGATGTTTTCAGGTTAATGGATCTTATTATCCACAAGGTTTTGGGCCTTCCTATAAAATTTCTGAAGGCGATGAATTTATTTTTGAATTATGGATAAGATATGTATCAGGCGCAGCCACTTATAATCTTTTATATGCTGGATCAAATTTTTATAATGCAGCTGGAACTTATTTAGGTAATTCACAAAGATATTGGGGTGAAGCGGCATTAAATATAAATGCTAATACTGGTACTGGCTGGTATCATGTATCTGGTACATTAGGCCCAACTAGAGGATCCGCCACTGGAGATATACCAACAACTGCTGAATCAATGAGGTTGTTATTTTTGTTTAATTATAATCCAAATGGAAGTATAGTAACAAATTATTGTGGTTTAAAAGTTTATAAATCAAATCCAACAGTAACTAAATTATATAGAAAAACTCTAGGTAGTGAAGCAAGTAGCTCAGGTAGAAACAGAGATTTAGTTATTGATAGCGACGGTGATATTTTTGGAAAAGATATTACTGCAACGGGTACAGTAACTGCAACGGGTACAGTAACTGCACCAACTTTTGTTGGAGCTTTAACAGGTAATGCAAATACTTCTACAACTTTTAGTACCGGTAGAACAAATTATAAAGGAGTGACTGACGGTGCAGTTGCTGGTCAGCTGATGTGGAAAAACTATGGTAATAATCACACTATTTTTGACGCATCTTCTTCGACATCACCAAATGGTGGGAGTGTTAATAACACTAACTCTGCTGTCGCATGGAGCGCAACTTACCCTACTCTTATGGGTTGGAATGGCACTAGCACTTATGGTGTCAGGGTTGATAGCGCAAGAATAGCAGATTCAGCTGCTAATCAAGGTAATTATCTGCTTTTAGCTGGTGGTACTATGTCAGGTGATATACAAATGCTCAGTAACACATTGCGATTTGACCAATCAGGCACTAGAAGTTGGGCTATGAATGCTGCTAGTGGTAATCTTTTTATAAACTCAGGGGATAGTTTAGGTAGTGTTTCTTTAAATTGTGGATTAATTGTCGCTGACACACTTACAGCTAACAGTACGCTTTTTTTAAAAGACCGAATAACACTACCGGCATCTGGTTTAAGCTCAGTTAGCGGGCGACCAGCCTATAGTATATATCAAGAAGGTGGCGCTTGGACATCACCTTTTCCTGATTTGTGTATTGCTATGCACACAGGTATTAAATTCGGAGCACACGCAAGTTACAATGGAATGCGTTTTTACGATGATTATACTATGGCAACGCAAGTTATGTCAATTAATAATTCATCTGATCCATTAGGTGCAAACAACGTATATGTTACTAATAGTCTACAAGCTGGTTCAAGCTTAAGAGCGCCGATATTTTATGATTCAAATGACACAGCTTATTATGTAAACCCAGCTACGGGTAGTAATTTAAAAGGTATTGTAACAAACACAAGCTCTAATACGGTAGGTTCTCAATTAAAAATATATACAACAACAAATCACCAATACCCTCAAATATACTCCAACGGATCGCTTGAAGCAATGTGGAATTATAAAAATAGCGCAGCTGAGTGGTATGTTGGTATTAGAACAAGCTCTCAATTACTAGGCACTTCTGGCTTTCATTTTTATAATACAACTTCAGGTCAAACTGTTGGTGGATGGAGTATAGATGGGAGTAGCTATTCTATTGTATCTTCAAGAGCACCAATATTTTATGATTCAAATAATACAAGTTATTATTTAGATCCAAGTGGCGCAAGTAATTTAAATGCAGGTACAATACAAGGGACATGGACAATGTCAACACAAAAAGCTTTAGTAGCAGACGACTATGGTAGAGGTGTTTATGGGTTGTATAACGCAAGTAGACTTCAACACATGTGGAGCATGGGAACCGCATATAATTTAGCGGACAATGGAACAAGCGCCGGTAATTTATATGGTATGGCTTGGTCGCATCCAAACGCTGGTGGTGTTGCTGCAAACTTAAGTAATCATGGAGAGTTATTGCTTCTTAATGGTACATATCAAGCCGCAATATCTGGGAGTATTAGATGTATAACAGATATGCGAACGCCTATTTATTATGACTCAAATAACACAGCCTATTATTTAAATCCAGCTAGTGATACATCAATAAACACTAAAGGTGCGTGGAGATGTGCCAGTAGTACATGGGACGGTGAATTTGCTGGTAAAATACAATATCATAGTAATTATTGGTATATGCAAACAACTAACGGGGTATATATTAGGAATGCATCAGGTGCTAATAATGTAACATTAGCTTCAAATGGTGTTTGTACAGCGGCTAATGATTGGAGAGCGCCTATATTTTATGATTCAGTTAATACAGCCTATTATGTGGATCCTGCTAGTACTAGTAATTTAAATGGACTAACAGTTGCTGGTACTATTACAGGAACTATTGAAACAGCTAATAAACTAGCCATTACAGGTTATCAAACAAATGGCCAAAGTTTTTATCAATCATCAGGTTCATTTGCAGGGTTTAGTGGTTGGCATAATTATTACATAGGTAATCACGGGAATGGCTCAAATTATTACAATACAACGATTGCATTTCCTTTTTGGGGGCCTCCAAGATACTCTAGATTAGAGAATAATGTATCTAGAGGGCCTTATAATTTTTTAACTAATGAAACCGATCAAACAATAGGGGTTTACTTACAAAGCACAACAAGCTTGCGCGCTCCTATATTTTATGATTACAATAATACTGCGTTTTATTTAGATCCAAGCACTACAGGAACATCAGTAAATGTAGCGGGTGATGTTGTAGCTTATGCTAGTTCTGATATTAGATTTAAAAACAATATTACACCAATAACAAATGCTTTAGATAAGTTAAGTAAGATAGGTGGTTACACTTTTGAGTGGAATGAAATATCTCACAAAGAAACAGGTAAAAAAGATATAGGTGTAGTAGCGCAAGAGGTAGAAGAAATATTGCCAGAGATTGTGCAAACTAGATCTAATGGATACAAGGCTGTAGATTATCAAAAACTAACCGCACTGCTTATTGAGTCTGTAAAAGAACAACAAGTTATAATAAACGATTTAAAAACTAGAATAGAAACATTAGAAAATAATTAATATCTTTGCAACTATGAATGTAACATACTCTTATAAAATAACACAAATGTTAATGGCTCCGTCATTAGATGGTTTAACAGATGTAGTCACGGTAGTTAAATTTGACTATATTGGAACTGATTCTGATTCAGGGTATGATGGAACTTTTAATGGATCAATTCCTGTAGGAACACCTGATCCTAATAACTTTGTTCCATTACAAGATTTAACAGAAGATGAGGTTATACAGTGGGTTGTTGCAACATATCCTAGTTGGGATCATCCACAAGAAGTTGTTTCAAATCAAATAAACAATCAGATAACTCCTGAGAACGAAACCGCTCCTATGCCTTGGGCTCCAGAGCCGCCAGAACCACTTCCGCCAAGCGACGAGTAATTATAAAAGGTAATCTATAATTGATTATCTTTGTGTAAATTCTACTCTTTATGGCAATAAGAATATTAAGCAGCGAAAATATAACAGGTAACATAACTGTTAGCGGAACAGGAACTTTTGCAGGAGATATTACTTTAGATGACGATTTAAATTTTACTACAAATGGCTTTGCAGACATATCAAATACTGGTACGGGCGCTATGCGATTTAAACCAAGCAGTCAAACACTTGCTTTAACTTTAACAAACGCTAACGCAGCTTTTGAAGGAAAAGTAGGAATTGGGACGACTTCACCTGCAAGAGAGTTAGAAGTACAAGGAGGGGGTAATGTATATATAAGAGTAACTGCTTCAACAGATAATGATAGTGCGGCATTAGAGCTTAAGAATACACAAGAAATGTGGACTATAAGAAATGAAGATACTAATGCAGATGCTTTACATTTTAATAGTGATGGTGGTACTAAAATGGTTATTGAAACTGGAGGAAACGTAGGAATTGGAGAAACAAGTCCTAACGAAAAACTTCACGTGAACGGAGGCACAGCTAATGTTGTAGCTAACTTTGAATCTACCGATGCTAAAGCGTATATATCATTTAAAGATTCTAGTACTACTAATACAGATACTGTGTTTTTAGGAGCAGAAGGTAATAATATGACTTTTTATGCAGGAAGTGCGAGTTCAGAAAGAATGCGTATAGACAGTTCAGGTAACGTTGGAATTGGAGAAGCAAGTCCTGATTCGCTTTTAACAGTTGGAGGAGATTTTACAGCAACTACTGCAAAACCAACAGTAAGTGTTTCTGATATGACAAATGGGGGTTCTTTAGGAATTAGAGGGTTATCGCCTATATTAGCATTTGACAAAACAGCTAGTGGTGTACCAAAAATATTAATGGATGGTGGAGGTTTAGAATTTAAAGATGGAACATTAGATTCACAAGGTTCTGTCGATTTAAAAATAGATTCTTCAGGAAACGTAGGAATAGGAAAAACTACTTCTTTAACAAGTCATAGATTAAGCATTTTAAAAGGTGGTTCAAATCAACAACTTGGTTTGTATTATGATGAAACTAATGTAGCTATGTTTGGTGCTAGGTCTAATGGGGATGCTCAAATATATGCTTGGAACGGAAGCTCGTATAGAAATATACTACTTGGCGTAGATGGTAGTTCTACAGGTGGAAACGTCGGGATCGGGACGGATTCGCCTTCAAGTGGTGCTAAACTTGACGTAAATGGAAGTTTAGCCATAGCTAATACAGGGCAACTTAATCTTACTCGTACTTTGAATACTAATAATCTTTGGTATGGGATGAGATATGATAATAATGAAGTTCAAATTTACACTTATTACCCGTCAGATAGAAGTATAACTTTTAATACTGTGTCTGGGGGAACAGGAATTACCACTCAATTAATGAAAATTGAAGCTGGTGGAAACGTAGGAATAGGAACTGATTCGCCTAGTAATAAGTTAGATGTTTTTGCTGCAAATAATTATGAAGGGATTGCACTTACTGATTCCGATGAAACATTGTGGAATATTTTAAAGTCAGGGAGTTCTGTAAACACCTCTTATTTTAATATGTTTAGTGAGGGAGTTACAAAAGTAAGAATACACGCGGATAACGTTTCATATTTTAATGGCGGTAATGTCGGAATTGGAACGACTTCGCCTACTCTTGGTAAACTTCAGGTAGCAGGTAGTGGATATTTTGGTCCTGTAGGAACTGGTAATGCAACCACTAAAGCTGAAATGCAAAGTAATGCTGTATTGAGATTAAAGCCGCATGATAATAATTCTACTAATATGAATTTTGCGCAAGTTAATGGTGGTGGTGGCATGGGAATACAAGTAACTAATGGCCCAGGAACAGCAAATTGGGATATTGCTTTAAGTCCTTTTGGAGGCAACGTAGGAATCGGAACGACTTCGCCTGCTGAAAAATTAACTATTGATGGAACAGTTAGCGGTGCTTATGTAAGAATTAGCAATGCAGGCTCTGGGGATGTTTCTTCGGGTTATATGATTTATAATGGCAGTAATTTAGATTTTAATGTTTATACAAATCCGACTTTTGGAAATACTACATTATTAACAAGAGAGGCTTTAGCAATTAGAGCAGGAGGCTCAGAAAGAATGCGTATAGACAGTTCAGGAAACGTCGGAATTGGTACGACTTCGCCTTCTTATCCATTAGATATTAATGGAAACATGGCTATTAGAGGTGCAAGCGGACCACAGTTATTGTTTTTTGAAACTGGTAGCTCATACACAGAAGCCATGCGATTATTAAGGTATCAAGATAAATTGATTTTAACTTATGGTTGGAACGCTAATGAGGAAGCTATAACAATTGTTGGTGGAACTGGAAGTGATGTAGGAAACGTAGGAATCGGTAACACTTCTCCACAAACAACTTTACATACTGGGCCTACAACCACAGTTACTAATGCATTTACAGCTAGATTTGCTGCAAGTAACTTTTTTGCAAGTGGCGGAAATAGTATGTTTTATGTTCCTGATGCAGCTGCAAATATAATGATGTTTGGTAGCAATCAATTTGGAACCAATCAAATAGAATTTTACCATAAAAATCCAGGAACAAGTCAAGCTTATGTAGGGCGAATATCTACATCTGGTTCAGCAACTTCATACGTTACAAGTTCTGATTATAGACTAAAGGAAAATATTGTTCCAATAAGTGAGTCTTTATCTAGACTTAATCAATTAAAACCAAGTAGATTTAATTTTATAGAAGAACCAGGTAAGGTAGTAGATGGATTTATAGCGCATGAAGTACAAGATATAGTTCCTGAGGCTATTGTAGGAGAAAAAGATGAAGTTGATGAAGAAGGTGGTATTGTACCACAAGGTATAGATCAAGCTAAGTTAGTGCCATTGTTAGTTGCAGCAGTACAAGAATTAGAAGCAAGAGTAAAAGAATTAGAAAATAAATAAAATAATGGCATTACCACAACCAGGAAATCCAATATCGGCAAATATGATAAACGTAGAAGCGTCTAGAGCAGGTAATACAGCTAACACTAAGTTGGCTGGAGCATCAACGCCAGCGGCAGGATCATTGGTTAAAATATATGCAACTGCTAGTCCTCCTGTAAATCAGGTTGCGCCACATAAATTTTCTGAGTTTTATGGAAGAAGTTTTCCTACAACTACATCATACTCATCTTCAGTGATGGGAGTGTTTAACCAGGCGTGTCCATTTAATGGATCAAACCCTGGATTATCGCAGACGTATTACCATAATGGTAGTGGCAGTCTACCGGCAGCAGGAGATAGATGCACTTCTGACGCAGCAGGAAATACAGTTTTACTGGCAGGTTATTATAATATAAATTCAGCGACTGGGTTAGGCAACAGATCGTATATAAAAATATCATCAAATCAAGGAATAGTGGACTCAGGTTACCCAGCATTATGTTAAAATAAAAAGATATGGCAATAAGAATATTAAGTGACGAAAATATAAGCGGTGAAGTTTTAATTGCAAGCGGTAAATATTTGTCATGGGGCACAGCTGGTGCAACCTCTATTGAAGGAAGCACGGTAAGTAATAAATTACAGTTTAGAACCAACTCTACAAATGCTGTAATTATAGATAGCTCTCAAAATGTAGGAATTGGAAATTTTACAAATCCAAGTGACGGTAATTTAGTAGTAAAAAAAGATGGTTTAAATACTGGAATTCCAAATTCTTTGACAAGTGCCAGTTTTAGCGAAAGTGGTGGGCAGTTAAAAGGGTTAACAATAGGCTACAGAACAGATGAAACAACTGCTGTTATTGCCGCAAGAACTGCAACAGGTGATATAGCTTTTATGGGTTATGATGGTGGATGGTTGGAAACTGCAAGATTTACAAACGACAATAAATTAGGAATAGGAACAAATGATCCTGATGGTAAAGTACATATTTTTAAAGGCAGTAATGGTGGAACCACATTAGGTACTGCATCAGATGAATTAGTTTTAGAAAACGACACGGATTGTGGTTTAACAATTCGAAGTGGTGCAGATAGCACGGGAGTAGTAAGTTTTGCATCGCCAACAGATCATAATGTTGGACAATTATATTATAACCATGATGACGATTCTATGGTTATAAGAACCAACGATGCCATAAGAACAATTATTGGTAGCTCAGGTATAATGTATATTATGGGTGCTACAGCAAGCACAAACAACTCATTACAGTTACAATATAATTCGACAGCAGGTTCTGCTGAAATATATTCTAAATCAACAGGTGGTAACACTACTTTTGAGTTTTACACAAGTAACTCAGGAACAACTACACAAAAATTTAATATAGGTAGTTCTGGTGATGTTAAGATAACAACCAATGGTAAGTTTTTACAAGGTGTAAGAAATACTGGAAGTGCGACTATTGATATGATAGGTTTTGGAGCAGGAACAGATAGATTACAAATAAAAGGAGGAACAAGTGGAGGTGCGGAATCTATAGCGTTTTTTGATACCGCAGGTCAAATGGCTACATTTTATAATTCCCGCTTTGGAATAGGAAATACTACTCCAAAATTTGCTCTCAACACGAATCTAGCCATGGAGGGTGCGTCTTTAGCCTACTTAGACGGGACATCTAATAATCAAACAACAACAAACAATATAGGTGTTACTCACAATGCTTCAGGTTTCGGAGGAACTAATGGCGTACAAGGAGGGTTGTTTTTAGCTAATAATAATAATGCTAATAACGCTCCTTCACCTATAATATTTTTTGGTGCTAGATCAGCATCTAATACATATAATCATGCTTATGCAGCTATATACGGTGTAAAAACTGGAGGTGGAGCAGATAGTAATTGGAATGTTGGGGAACTAACGTTTGCTACAGGTGACGGTACGGGCCCAAAAAGAAGAATGACAATTGATAAAGATGGAGACGTAGGAATCGGAACCGCACCGTCAGCGGTTTTACACATTTACAACCAATACGATGTTACAGCTGATACTGATAAATGTGGAATTAGAATGACAAGAGTTGCGGGAGGATCTCAAAGCTGGTTATGGTCTTTAGGTCAATCAGCTGTTAGTAATGATTATTTTGGCCTTAGAGACATTACGCATGGAGTATATAAAATGATGTTTAAAGAAGGAACTGGAACTCAAGTAATGTTTGGAAATCCTTCTAACAATGGAACTTTTGGTGCAAGTAATACTGTATTATCAATAAAAGGAAGCACATCAGGTGGAGAGGGTATTTTACAAATAACGGGACTCGGTAACAATGCAACCGATAATGTTGGGAGAATTGATTTTCATAGTCAAGCAGAAGCAGACCCAATGTGTTCTATTAGGTCAGTTAGAGGAAATGCAGATGATGTTGGAGATTTAGAGTTTCACACAAATTCAGGTGGTGGAGCTCCATCTACAAGGATGATAATTACTTCTGACGGTATAGTTGGAATAGGTGATTTAAACCCAACTTTAGCAACACGATTAGTTATTGCAGCGTCTTCAGGCTCAGGTAACGTATGTGACATCCGTACAGGAACAACCGCTAATACTAATGTAGGCGCAATAGTTTTCAGAAATTCTGCATCTGCTTATTGTGGTCAAATTACAGTAAATGGTGCGACAGGTGTAACTTCATACTTATCAGCTTCTGACTATAGATTAAAAGAAGATTTAAAAGATTTTAAAGGCTTAGATTTAGTTTCCAATATTAAAGTATATGATTATAAGTGGAAATCTGCTGATGAAAGAACTTATGGGGTAGTAGCTCACGAACTTCAAGAAGTGTTGCCTCAGGCTGTAAATGGAAATAAAGATGATGAACAAATGCAAAGTGTTGATTATTCTAAAATAGTTCCATTACTAGTTGCAGCAATACAAGAACTAAAAGCAGAAATAGAATTATTAAAAAATAAATAATTATCTTTGTAAAAATATTAAACTATGGCAAATTTTTATAAATGGACAATAAATCAAATGAACGCCCGTATAGAAGAAGATGGGAATCAAAACGTAATCTACACAGTACATTGGACGTATACCGCTCAAGACGACAAAGACTCGCAATACACCGCTAGTCAAATAGGAACTTACTCTTTACAGTACGATCCATCAACACCTTTTGTTCCTTACGCAGATGACGAAGGATTTGAGAATGTTGTTATTAGCTGGTTAAAAGCAGGCCTGTCTGTAAGTGATATGGAAGCAAGTTTATCTAAGCAAATAGATTTAGAGAAGCATCCTATTGATGAGGATTTATACTTTACATGGGATAACCCAGTTCCTCCAGCACCGCCTGAAGAATAGTAATATATTTACTATATTTACATAAATAAAATTAACATTAAAAATAAATTAAAATGAGTGAAATTAAATTAACTGAAGACGAATTAAAAAAAATTCAAGAACTAAACCAAGACTTTACTAAAGCTAAACTAGAGATTGCTGATAATGTATTAAGACAGCAAATGAATCTAAAAGCTTTAGAAGACTTAAGAGGTGCGTTTGGTATTGAAGAGAAAAAATTAGCGGAGAAATATGGACAAGATGCTGTTATTGATTTAGCAACAGGTATTGTCACTAAAAAACCGCAAGCAGTAGAAGCGGAACCTATAAAATAAAACAATGGCTAGAATAAGTAATACCACAGCGTACTCAAGTATAATTCCTACACTGCCGGATTACTTTGTGCTAACTGATGCAGAAAACAATTTAAACACTAAAACTTGTACGTTAGAAAACTTACAGACTTTATTTGGTTTAAACACTACGTCCGTTACAATAGCTATTCCAGAAACGTATTTAAAAGTAATTGCAGCACAACCATACACATTGCTAGCTCCTCCTGGAGACGGTTATGTGTATGATGTTAGCCAGATTGTAAGTTTAATCATTCCAGGGTCAACTCCTTATAATTTTGTAAACACTTTAAATATAACGCAAGGCGCTATTCAAGAGCCGTTGCCACTACTTTTATTAAATGCTGCAAGTAAAAAAGTATATAAAAATGATCCTTCACCTGCTGAGTTTATTACAGAAAACGCAGGAATAACTTTAGGTGGGTTGGCTAGTCCAAGCGAAGGAAATGGAACTTTATATATAAATATTACATACAGAAAGCTAAAATTAGATTCTACATTTTAATTAAATGGACATTAGAAAGATTTCAATAGGAGCAGACTATAAGTCTGGAGCTATGCACTATATAACAGGGCAAGATGTACTTGGGGGATCTTATGTAATTCATTTAATACAACACGACGCATCTTCAAAATCATATAAAATCTGGATAGAAAAAAATCAAGAAATTCTTATATGGAAAGAGTTTAAAACTACAATGCCTATCTCTTTAGAATATAATATAAACTTTTAATGCAATCACCATTCTCATTTATCGTACGTCCTGTAAATGGTACTAGGTATGATAACGTAAAGAAAATAGGCGACTTAGATTTTTTAATTAGCGTATCTAAAGAAGATCACAAAACAGCTAATCGCTATGCGCAGGTGGTGTCAACTCCAATAAATTATTCAGGAGATGTTAATACAGGAGATATACTTTTAGTACATCATAATGTTTTTAAATATTACAATGACATGTATGGGCGTGAGAAAAGTGGTAAAAGCTTTTTCAAAGATGATTTATTCTTTATTGACTTTGATCAATTTTTTTTGTATTATAATAAAGAAGAGTGGAAAAGCCATTCTAAATATTGTTTTATAAAACCTATTCCGCCAAAAAAATCTTTTTTAGGAAAGACTGGTAAAGAAGAACCTTTAATGGGTATTGTAAAATATAATAACAAAGAGTTAAAAAACTTAGGTGTAAGGGTGGGAGACGAAGTGTCTTTTACTCCAGAGTCAGAGTATGAGTTTTATGTAGAAGATGAAAAGCTATATAGAATGTTTACAGATAACATAACTATGATTATGTAATGAATACAAAAGAAATTAAAGAACAAATCATAAAGGCCGGTGAAAAGGCTGTTATACAACTAATCAAAGTAGCAAAAGAAGATATTATTAAATATGATAAGGATGATGAGCTGGCGGCGGATAGATTAAAGAATGCGGCAGCTACAAAAAAACTAGCCATCTTTGATGCTTTTGAAATCTTAAAACGTATAGAAGACGAAAAGCAATTACTAGAGGGTATAGATGTAACTAAAAATAACACACCTAAAGGATTTGCTGAATCAAGATCTAAATAACTTATATACTACACTAACTAGAGTAGTTCCAAAAAATGTTTTATCTACAAAAAATAAAGCAAGAACTTGGGTTTATGGTTATAACGAAAAATATAATTTTGTTGTTATATCTAAATCAGGTCAAATAGGTGATGTTATAGAAATAAATGGCCTGCATATTGCGCTACCAAAACCTCCTACAAAAGTATACTCAAGGTCAAAAAAGAAAGAAGATCAGTATTGGGAAGCGTCTGAAATAAGTAAAGAACTAAAAAGAATACAGTCAATATTTCAGTGGCATGAAGCGCCAATACAATTCAAAAACAAATGGGTGGATTATATCGAGCAAGAGTTTGATAAAAGAGAAGAGGGTTTTTGGTTTATGAATAACGGGGTTCCTACTTACATTACAGGAACACATTACATGTATTTACAATGGACAAAGATTGACGTTGGCCATCCAGACTTTAGAGAAGCAAATCGTTTGTTCTATATATTCTGGGAGGCATGCAAGGCTGATAAAAGAAGTTTTGGTATGTGTTACTTAAAAATAAGACGTTCAGGATTTTCATTTATGAGCTCGTGTGAGGGCGTGAATACGGCTACAATCACTAAAGATTCTAGAATAGGTATACTATCAAAAACTGGTGCGGATGCAAAGAAGATGTTTACTGACAAGATAGTACCTATATCAAACAACTATCCTTTCTTTTTTAAGCCTATACAAGATGGTATGGATAAGCCTAAAACAGAATTGGCTTATAGAGTTCCAGCTTCTAAGATTACTAAAAAGAATATGTATACAGTAAGTGAAGAGGAGCTTGAGGGATTAGATACAACAATTGACTGGAAGAACACATCTGATAACAGTTATGATGGTGAAAAATTACAACTATTAATACATGATGAAAGCGGTAAATGGGAGAGGCCAGAAAATATATTAAATAACTGGCGTGTTACTAAAACATGTTTAAGATTGGGTAGTAAAGTTATAGGTAAGTGTATGATGGGATCTACATCAAATGCGTTAGATAAAGGTGGTAGAAATTTTAAAGATTTATTTGAGTCATCTGATTGCAGAAACAGAAACTCTAACGGACAAACAAAAAGCGGTTTATATAATCTGTTTATTCCTATGGAGTGGAATATGGAAGGGTTTATTGACATGTATGGCATGCCTGTATTCAAAAATCCTGACAAGCCTGTTAAAGGAATAGACAAAGAACCTATTAAACAAGGTGCTGTAGACTACTGGAGCAATGAGGTTGAATCATTAACTTCTGATCCTGATGCTTTAAATGAATTTTATAGACAGTTTCCAAGAACAGAATCACATGCCTTTAGAGATGAAAGCAAACAGTCGTTGTTTAATTTAACTAAAATATACCAACAAATAGATTATAATGACTCTATAAACATGGGGCATTTTATGACACAAGGATCTTTTCATTGGAAAGATGGTATAAAAGATTCTAAGGTAATCTGGAGCCCAAATAAAAGAGGTAGATTTTTTGTAACTTACATCCCTAAAGCTTCTCTTCAAAACAATGTGATTACGAAGGGTGGAAAGATGTATCCAGGGAATGAACATATTGGATCGTTTGGCTGTGACTCTTATGATATTTCAGGAGTTGTAGTAGGTAAAGGTTCTAACGGAGCTTTACATGGGCAGACAAAATTTAATATGGATGATGCGCCTAGTAATGAATTCTTTTTAGAATATATTGCCAGACCTCAAACCGCTGAGATATTTTTTGAAGAAGTTTTAATGGCGTGTATATTTTATGGCATGCCAATATTATGTGAAAATAATAAACCTCGTTTATTGTATCATTTTAAAAATAGAGGATACCGAGGCTTTTGTTTAAACAGACCGGATAAAACTTATAATAAGTTATCTAAGACTGAAAGAGAATTAGGAGGTATTCCAAATTCATCTGAAGATGTTAAGCAATCTCACGCCTCAGCGATTGAGTCGTATATTGAGAAATATGTAGGATTAGATTTTGAAGGAGATTATAGAGAAAAAGACGATATAGGTAGTATGTATTTTCAAAGAACACTAGAAGACTGGGCTAAATTTGACATAACAAACAGAACAAAGTTTGATGCTGCAATTAGTTCTGGTTTAGCAATTATGGCAAATCAAAAACACTTGTATACACCCGTTCAAAAACAATCAAAAATAAGCATTAACTTTGCAAGATATAACAACAAGAACTCAGTAAGTCAATTACTTAATAAATGAAAGAAGTAACAATAGATATACAGGCTGCTGCATTTCCAGATCAATTTGTTTCTGACGCTACAAAAGACACTGTAGAGTATGGATTACAAATAGGTCAAGCAATACAATACGAATGGTTTAGAAGAGACAGCGGCTCATGTAGATTTTATAGTCAATGGAGCGAGTTCATGCGATTACGTTTGTATGCTAGAGGAGAGCAATCCGTAGCAAAATACAAAAATGAATTAGCAATAGATGGCGACTTAAGTTATCTCAATTTAGATTGGTCACCCGTACCTATAATCCCAAAGTTTGTCGACATCGTGGTAAACGGAATGTCAGACAGACTTTTTAAAGTTAAGGCCTACGCTGAGGACGCATTGTCTGCTGAGAAAAGAAATGAGTTTCAAGAAATGGTAGAAGGTGAAGTATTAGCAAAACCTTTATTTGAACAACTACAAGCAGATTTTAATGTTAATGCATTTACATTGAATCCAGATGAACTACCAGAAAGTGATGATGAAATGGAGTTGTTCATGCAAATGAAATACAAGCCTGCTATTGAAATAGCACAAGAAACGGCTATTGATACGTTAATGGCTGAAAACCATTATAATGATATTAGAAGTAGAGTTGATTACGATTTAACAACAATAGGTATTGGAATTACTAAACATGAATTTTTACCTGGCTCTGGTGTGAAACTAGATTATGTAGATCCAGCTAATGTTGTTTATAGTTATACGGAAGATCCGTATTTTAAAGATTGCTTTTATTGGGGTGAAATAAAAACAGTTCCAATGACAGAACTAATTAAAATTGATCCAGATCTGACAAATGACGATTTAAACCAGATTGCTAAGTACAGTCAATCATGGTATAATTATTTTAATACTGCGCAGTTTTACGAGAACAGCATGTTCTATAGAGATACTGCAACATTAATGTATTTTAATTATAAAACAACACATTCATTTGTCTACAAAAGAAAAAAATTAGCAGACGGATCATACAAGACGGTTGAAAAAGACGATCAGTTTAATCCTCCTCAGGAAATGATGGAAGAAGGAAAGTTTGAAAAGGTAACTAAAAGAATTGACGTATGGTATGATGGTGTTATGGTTATGGGAACTAATATTGTTCTGCAATGGAAATTATCTGAAAACATGGTAAGACCTAAATCCTCTAACCAATTTGCTATGCCTAATTATGTTGCATCAGCACCTAGAATGTACAAAGGATCTTTAGAGTCTTTAGTTAGAAGAATGATTCCGTTTGCAGATTTAATACAAATGACACATCTTAAAATCCAACAAGTGGTATCAAGAGTTGTGCCAGA